CTATGTGACCGACAGAGACTATAACGCCAGCAAGAATTTAGCGTTATGGAGTGCCTGACCAGCCTAAACAGGTCCTACCGTGAGTGACACGGAAAGTCAAGCTTGTGGATAGGGTAGCTCTGGCTTGCAGCAATGCAAGTGAAACTCCCCTAGATGAAGCAGGAACAAAGGTGTGGGCACAAATGTCCATGCCCGCGATTACGGCTGATGAAAGGACAAAGACATGGACGAATTCGATTTGTTAGTAGAGCAGGCTGATCAGGAGATGGCACTAAATGGAGAGATCTCTCCATTTACGCAGATGCAGCTACAGGCTCATGCAGAAGGAAAACCTATACCGCGTATAGACTTTGGCGCGATCTGGCACAGGGTGTCTGCCGAGCGGGAAGCCAGGCAGCAGGTTGAAAACGACATTTGGGGAGATGAGGAATTTGATTTCGGCTATTCGGGCAACTGGTAAGTAAGTGCAGGCCGATGGGCTGAGAGTTGAACAGCAAAGTGAAAGGATAAGATGATGAGTTTCTTAGGTAATCTGTTTAGCGGCAATCAGGAAAAGAGTGCGGATCAGCAACGGTATGATGAGTTGGCGGCAGAAGTGGAGCGATGGGTTGTGAATGAACATCAAAATATGGTACACGCTGGCACAATTGAAAATGGCCCGCTTATCTGCTATGCTTATACAAAGCATACGAGAAGGTGGGCTTGTAGTATGTTTTGTTGCGATACGGACGCTGCTCTTCCTGCTATTGATACCAGTAAAATGACGCGCGTGCAACTATCGGTCTCGGAAGCAAAAGATATAGGTGAGGCGGTGGCTCTTGTGCGCAGTTATGATCATGGAACTGGTGAGGCATGTCTGCTTCTGGTGAACGGTTTCATCGAGGCGATCTTGCCGAGGCTCAAGAAACATCGGAAGAGACCAGCAAAGAAATAATGATAGTGCTATCTATCCGTTCGAGCAGGGACGAAACTCCTGCATAGATGCTGAACTAGAGGGCTGCGGCCAATCATCGGGCATCGATCTCTTTTTATGGGAGATCGGTGCCTTTTTGTTTTGATAGGAGGAGTCGTGACATGGCGCGCTATCGTTATGCAGCGACAACGCCTTGCTGGGATGCACCACGAAATCGGGTATTGGAGTGGTTGATCCTTGGTCTGTTTGCATTGGTCTTGATTTGCCAATTTATGACGATGGTGCCAGGAATAGGATATAGCTGCTGGCTGATTGGACTCGTTCTGTCGCTGGAAGTCCTTGTACTGGTGGTTTTGCTGCTGCGAGCAAGGAGTTGAGCGGCGTGTTGCCACAAAGACAGACGACGCCTAAGCGCTTTTCCTCGATTAAACAACATTCTGGGCGCTGGACAAGCGGTGGCTGCCTGTGGAGAGAGCATAAGACCCGGTGCGTGATTGTGAGAAGCCCCTGTCTTTAGACATGGGGAGCATGTCAATTTTTGTGCAATAGCAGCGAGAAGCGATATGACAGTATGGGGCTATCCAGGTCCACAAGGACGACAACAGAAACGGCATGTCTGCACGGAGCCGCGATGGATGAAACCCGGATGGAAATCATTGGCCTGTGCGGTGCAGTTGCTCATGATTCTCGATTTTTGGTTTGTCCTGCTCGCGCGTGGAGCGGTGATTGGAGAGGCTGCTTGGCGGTTCGCGATTGGCATCACGGCAGCTCTTGTCATTCTGGTAAGCATTCTGGCTGTGCGGCGATGAGTTCAAAAGAGGAGTTCTGGCTGGGCATTATAGCGATCGCCGTGTTTGTTTTGTGTGTTACTGGATTAGCGATATTGTATTTGCATGCTATGCCTGTTTTAATTAATCTGTGAGGGGAGACTATGACCAGAGAAGCAGACCCGAAAATCACGATTTTGCCAATTAACCGTGACATGTTTCTCGATCGTGTCGTGGTGGATGTGTCAGAGGAGGAGGTACCAGCATATGGACTGTTCCATGTGGTCTTCGACAATCGCAAAAAGCAACTGCGAGGTTTTGCGCGCCATGAAGCCTATGGCGTTTTGTTTCCGAGCGGTCATGTGCATATCGATACAAACCATTTGCAAGTGCAAATTTATCGTAGCTTGCGGCAGATGATTGATTTTCTGGAAGAGTTTGGCGATTGCCATATTTCTTGGCTTCGGGGAGAATAGAAGGATGGACCTTACACGTATGCCTGATGGTACCTGGGAAATTATCCACGTTGATACCGCTGCTAATGTGCTAGATCTCTATAACAAAATTCAATCGAACCTGACACAACTTCAACAAGATGCTGGCGTGATCCCTACTCCACCTGTCACACCACCTCCAGTTACACCGCCTGCAACTACTGGTTTCCGTGGCATCTTTGCTTTTAACAACATGGCAAAGACCTCGCTTTTTGTAGATAATCCAAATGTCGCCGGGACAGCACTCACATATTATTGGTCACAGTTGGAGCCACAAGGCGGACAATTCAACTGGTCACTGATCGATAATGATATGCAGCCGTGGATAAAAGCCGGTAAATCCGTTATCCTTCGCATTTCTACCGCTGGGTGGGCCAAATGGCAGCCTGAGCAAAACAGCAAGCAGGGCACCCCGCAATGGGTATTTGATCAGGGCGTCCAGCACGTCACGGAAACAGACGGAGCGATCAAACCGCAGTACTGGAACCCACACTTCCTGGCCTCACTCGCTGATTTTATCCATGCTTTTGCCGTCCGCTATGATGACAATCCGAATATTACTTGCATAGAAATTGGCGTAGGAGATGGTGGCGAAACGAAAGTGGACACGATGAAGAATCCGAATATGCTTAAGCTCTGGCAGGCGATCGGCTATTCTGATCAGGTCTGGTTCAACACCATTCAGCAGATTGTGACCATGTACGCAGCGAATTTCACAAAAACTCCTCTTGCACTGATGCCTGACGCTTCTTTTCTTGGCGGATCGCTGAAGGAGCAAGATGTCATCAATTATATTGCTAAACTCAACAATAGAAACATTTGGATTCAGGATAACGGGCTTATTGCTGGGCAGGGACTACCAAGCAGTTTTTCAGTTTTGCCAAAGGGCTGGCCAATATTGGCGGAGCAGAGAAATGATACAGGAACTAGCGGGGATAAACTTGATGCGGATTTGTCTACAGCGATTAACAATGGCGCTGTTGCTATTCTGGTGTTTACAAGCGATCTGCAAAATGCGGCAAATCAAAGCACGTTGGCCAAATATGCAGCGATGGTCGGGAAATAGCGGAGAATGCGATATGAGGAGAATATTATCCACTTGTCCATCTTGTGGAAAATATATATTGCCGCCAGGCATGATCATTATGGTCCAGAGCCAGAGAGCACTTGAACTGTTCTGTCAGACGCAAGGCGAATGCGTACGCATAGAGTGCACAGGCTGTGGATACTATGTGAATCCGTTCTATCATAGTCAGTGGGAATGTCAGCAATTTGTGAGATGGTGGGGGTATGGTCATCTTAAGGAAACATCGCTCAATGAGCGTGACGTGTTGGACGAAGCTGAAGCTATTTTAAGAGAGTCGCACGAGCAGAAATGAGGTGAGCCGTGCCAAAAGAAGAGCTTGAACAAAATGTCATTTACTGGCATCCTCATCATCCACATGTGCCAAAAAATCCTAACATAATTCATAACGAAGAATGTCAGCAAGCCGGATTTAATCAGAAGATTGCCGTGATTATAACTAGGATGACCGGGACGATGTGGACTGCTTATGCATTTGCCTGTCTCGCGATCCTTGGCTTTCCTGCGTTTGCACAATGGCTTGGCCCTCTTGTTGCAATATATGTAATATGGGTATCACAAACGTTCATCCAGCTAACCATGCTACCAGTTCTTGCTGTTGGTCAGAATGTATTGGGTAGAAAAGCAGAAATACAAGCTGATGAAATGTTCAAGACAACTCAAAGGTCATTTCATGATATAGAGCATATTGTTAAGCATCTTCAAGCACAGGACAAAGAACTGCTCCGACAGAGTAAAATGCTCGAAGTGCACTATCAGGAACTTTGCAAGCAGACTGAGATGCTTACTCAGCTTCTCACTCCTCCATCTCGACGGCGGGTACGTACGCAGGAACAGGAGCAGATGCCATGAAGCACCTTTTCAACGAGGGAATAACGCGCATCTGGGCCGACGACGAAAACCTACTCATTGCTGATTGTTCTGCTGTCTATCTCTATCATCTTCTCTGCGGAGGGGTAAAAATGTTTCATTTGCTCTCCTCTGGCGGGAAAGATGCGTGCAAACTGGTCGATTCGCTGGAAATGACACCTCTTTGTCGTTGTCATCGGTCTTATGTACGCTTTGTAGAGAGGAGCATGCCAGATCCTGTACAACAGACGTTGGCCAATGTGTTTGTTGGTCTGGGCTCGTGTCGATCTGTGGATGATGTTCGGCTGATGCTGGAGGAGATGGCTAGCAGGGAAGAGATGCAGAATGTGGAGCAAGCGCTGTGAATAACAAGTCAAAGATGTTGCCAGTCAACTGCGTCCTTGATAGAGATCATCCACACAAAATCGGCGAAATCGGCTATGATAAATCTGGCAAGCCAGTGCTCACCGTGCTCTGTCGCCGCCATGATACGATCAGCTCGTGCAGCATGATGACATTGCTCCAAGCGTGGCGCGAGCTGGCGTGCGGTGATGAGCAGGCACTGCAGACACAGTTGACGAGATTGAGAAAGGCGGCGTTGGATCTGGAGACGGACCTGGCAGACCTTCAGCGGTCAAAACGAGTAGGATAGCGCTAGCGGCCAAAGTATGCTATATTTTGATTACGAGCCTTGAGCCACACTCATGGCTTTTTTTGTTTGCGCGTGGCACGGGTAGCCGCGAAGTATCAGTTATGTTGAGGTGCCTTCCAACACACATCTCAGACAAACACTGCAACCACGCGCCAACACAAACAGTAGGAGAATTTATTATGCCGACGATAAGTAGTTTTGTATCCGATCCTAAATTTTCTCTGCTTGTATTTACCTTAACTACCATTGTGGTCATGTTATTCAACCATTTTTCTATTTTGTCGCTTATACTCTTAACAGTTGCTGGCGTGATTTGCCTTGCAGGTCTAGTTGTTCGTGTTCTCTCTTACCATCCTGCGCATACGTGCAGGCAAATTGACATCCTCAGAGGTGATGAGTGAATAGCAAGCTAATTGGACGATGTTCAATCTGCCATGCGCCGATACATGTGGGCGAGCCGAGGTGTGGTATCTGGCGTCGATTGTTGCCTCCAAGGATTGTGAGGACGTGTGTGTGCTTCGATGTGATGTTGGTAACGATACAGTATGCGTTGGTGCATGGCGTGCAGATGCCGGGTGCGATGGCTATGATGCCGAGACGTGAGGGTAAGAAAGAGCGATGAGTGAGTTAGATGGTGGTAAATAATGACTGCGCTGGCTTCTAGAGCGGGTTTATGGTATAATAAACACATAAATATTGTGTTGCCGAGGCGATGTTGCAACCATCCCTCGGCGTGGATACATTCATTGGAGGAATGCATCATGGATACCCTACCACCCTCTGGACAAAATGGCAACCATAAAAAGAGATATGTTTCCCCTGAGACACGTGCAAAAATGTCTGCTGCCAGATTAGGCAAGAAAAGATCTCCCCATTCTGAAGAGACAAAGAGAAAGATTGCAGAATCTCATCGCGGTAAGACTCATAGCTTAGAAACAAGAGAGAAGTTATCTCAGGCTAATATTGGCAAAAGCCCCCCAAACAAGGGCAAACCGATGACTGAGGAACAGAAGCAACTCCTTTCAGATAGTTTAAAGGGAAGAACACCATCTGAAGAGACTCGAAGTAAGATATCAGAAGCTCTAAAAGGACGCCCTCCTACTAATAAGGGTGTGCCACATACAGAGGAGCATAAGCAGAAGATATCAGAATCTTTGAAACAGAACAATCCAATGCGTGGCAGGCACCATACTGATGAAACAAAGCGCATACTCTCAGAGAAGAACAAGGGCATACGTACAGCGCCATTTGATGAACAGCATCGCAAGCATCTATCCGAGGCAGCAACTGGGAGAGTGGGCACGAACAACGGTAAGACATTTTCTAAAGAGCATCGTGAAAAAATACGGGTTGCAAAGCAAGGAGTGCCACAGTCAGAAGAACATCGTGCAAATGTACAAGCTTATTGGGCAAATTTCACTCCCGAAGAGCGTGCTGAAAAGACCAGTCACTTGGCACTTGTGGCTCCAGGTTTACACTCTACCTCTATTGAGATAATGGTTTGGGAGGAACTGACATCTCGTGGCATTCAATTTGAGAAACAAAAACGAATTGGGCGCTATATCGTAGACATTTATGTTCCAAATGATAACCTAATCATCGAAGTAGATGGATGCTGGTGGCATGGATGTTCTCAATGTGGATACAATACTGAGAAAGATCAGACAATTCGCAGCAAGAATGAGCAGAGGACTGCTTACCTTGAAAAAAAAGGGTATCTTGTATCTCACATTTGGGAACATGATCTTAACTGTGATGTTGTGAGATCCGTTAGTAATGCGTTAGAACTGGCAAGAGGCTGAGGTCAGGAAATGTCAGGAAATGTCAGTCTTACGCCAAAACAGGTACAGTTTATCGATGCGTTGCTTGGGGGTATGACGATAGTTGCAGCCTCTGAGCAGTGTGGTATCGCTGAAAAAACTGCCCACCGTTGGCTGAAACAGGCGGACATTCAAGTTGTCTACGAAGAAGAGCGAAAGCGTCTTTTAAATCACTCATTTACCGCCTTGCAGCTTAAATTTGATAAGGCGGTAAAGACGTTAGATCGTCATATGGAAGCGCCTAAGACGATTCCCCGCGATCAGATTAAAGCTGCCGAAGTTGTGGTTGAGAAGACGATTCAAACTGCACAACTGGTTGAGCGGATTGCAGAGTTAGAGTCATTATTGACAGTACAAGAACAGGACAAGCTTTACAAGGTGATATTCGATTTGCGCCTCTTGACAAAAGAAGAGCGCGAGGAATTAGAAACCATTGATCGCAACGTTAAAGCAAGAACAACTGAAAACGCATAATGAACTCGAATTTGAACGTATCAGGTGGGAGAGTATCACCTTACTTGAATTTGTACGTGAGTTCTGGTCTGTCATTGAGCACGGGAGAACGTTTGTTGAAGGAAAACATATTGACGCTATCTGCCAGCATCTTGAGGCGGTTTCGCAAGGAAAAATACTTCGTCTTCTTGTTAATATGCCACCTCGCCATGCCAAGTCTACAATTATTTCTGTCTTTTGGCCTATATGGTCGTGGATTAAGAACCCTTCGTTGCGTTGGTTGTGTGCCTCTTATGCTCTAAATCTGGCAACTCGTGATAATGTGAAATGCAGGCGCTTAATCCTCTCCCCAAAATTTCAAGAACGATATGGGCATATCTTTCAACTTACGAAAGATCAAAATGCGAAAATGAAATTTGAAACGACCGTCTTGGGTTATCGCATGGCCGTAAGTGTTGGAAGTTCAGCAACTGGTGAGGGCGGCGATATCTTGTTGTTAGATGATCCCCATTCGATAGAAGAGAAGGAAAGCGATGCTACACGTGAGGCTGCGCTAGATTGGTTCAATAATACATGGAGTTCTCGACTCAATGATCAGCAGACTGGCGCAATGGTGGTGGTGGGACAACGTATACATTCACAGGACGTTTCGGGACATATATTAGAAACAAATGATGGCGAGTGGACACATCTTAATCTTCCTGCACTTTTTGAACCGTTTAATACATGTAGGACATATCTTTCTGATGGTTCTGAGTTTTGGCGTGATTGGCGGGCACAGGAAAATGAATTGTTGTGGCCTGCTCGTTTTCCCATGTCGGTACTCCAGAGAGCGCAGGTAAGACATGGCTCAATGGGTTTCGCGGCATTATACCAACAACGCCCCGTTCCGGCGGGTGGTGGTCAGTTCAAGAAAAAGTGGTTTCGCTATTTTACGCAGGAAGAGACACATTACTGTTTAGAATCGCCTGAAGCAGTAAAGCGGGTACTCATAGAGCAGTGCCAGAAGGTCATCACCGTTGACTTAGCAATTAGCCAGAAGCAGAGTGCTGATTTTACGGTGATTGCCGTATGGGCTATTACTCCAGATCGTGAAATCTTGCTGATTGACCGTTTGCGTGATCATCTGGATAATCCCGAGCAGCAGAAACAAATACAGTTACTCTATCAACGCTATCATCCTGGGTACATCTTGATAGAGAGTGTTGCCTACCAATTGGCGATCATCCAGCAACTCTTGCGTGCGGGACTGCCAGCCAAAGAGTACAAACCAGTGAAGGACAAGGTTTCCAGGGCAAGCACTGCAGCCGTGTTGTATGAGGCCGGGCGTGTGTATCATCCTCTTACCGCTTCATGGCTGCCAGAATGGGAGGATGAGTTGCTAATATTTCCGATGGGAGCCCATGATGACCAATGCGATAATGTTAGCATGATCTGTGATGCCGTGAGTGGACCATTAGGCAGTGCTGGTGATCACCTGGAAGCCATCAAGCGTCGTGTCGAGTTGCAAAAGACGCGAACCGTTGCGCCTGCGTGGCCTGGGAGTGCGAGATGAGTGATGACAAAGCATGCGCTATCCTTGCTACAGCCGTACGCAATGCTGCTACCAGCCAAACGATCTTTGTGGCATGGGATAATTTCGAGCTGTGCTATCGTGATGGGCAACTGTGCAGAGTGACGCCGAATACATCACAGTATGATCGCTATTTCGCGCCGGTTGGGTTGCGTGTGGAAGAGTTGCCGGGAATGTCTGATGATGAGATCTGGAAGAGAGTTATGAGATGAGTAAGGATTGGAACTTTCACTGCAAAACATGTGATAGTGAGCCAGTAGACTTTCCTGGTTTCAACCATGGACAGGATATTCTACGAGACATTTACAAGGTGAGACAGCATATCTATGCCATCCAATTACTGAACAGCGTGTATATATCAGTTGAGATTGTCATGACTAATTACAGCGCTGATATCTGGGAGTTCTTGCACAAGCATGAAGGGCATGAGATTGAGTTGAAGAGTGAGTATGGTGATACAGAACCGATAGAGACAGAAGATCAACCAATTCCAGGGGATTAAATAGTGCCTGAAGTTGCTCTGCAAGCCGATTTATGGTATACTTATGAAGTAATAAAATTGTTTGACCGCAAGAGTGCAGCGAACACTTTGCGGTCTAAGCTAAACCTGTATCGGAGGTTAGCCTGTGGACATTCTACGCACTTTTACCCCGCATTGCAAGCCCTTCCATCATGCTTTCCTCTGTCAACAAGGAGGAAAGAACTAATGCCAGCACCTAAAGATCCCCAGAAGCGCGAAGAGTGGTTACGTAATTTGAGCGAATCACACAAAGGGAATCCTGCTGCTAATAAGGGCAAAAAGATGTCACCAGAAGCTAAAGCGAAGATGTCTGCTTCTAGAGATAAGCTAAAAGGCACTGAAGAATACGAAGAACGTTTACGTCAAATGAGCGCAAGAACAGCCGCTTGGCATGCAGAAAACAGAGGTACTGAGAAATATGAAGAGTGGCGAAAAAATGTAGGGGAAGGCGGTAAAGGCAAGCACGCCAATTTTACGATGAAGGGCAAACACCATTCACCGGAGACAATAGAAAAGATACGTGCCTCAAACAAAGGAAAACAAAAATTCTCTCCTGAAGCCAGGGCAAAGATGTCAGCCGAGCGGAAAGGGCGCAAACTATCTCCTGAATCAATCGCCAAACGTTCAGCCGCAATTAGGGGGACACATCGTTCTCCTGAAACTAAAGAAAAGCTGTCAAAAATGTTTAAGGGTCGCGTCATCTCTGATGACGCGAGAAAGAAGACATCAGAAACCCTTAAAGGTCGCGTTATACCTCCCGAAGCCAGGATCAATATGGGGCTTGCTCAAAAGGGAAAGAAGCGTACTCCTGAAGTTAGAGCTAGACTCTCAGCCATTAAAACAGGTACACATCACACGCCAGAAACAAAAGCAAAGCTTTCTGCTATCAACAAAGCGAAGTATGAGGCATTATCACCAGAGGAACAGATTGCGCTTGTTGAAAAGATGGTTAAATCTGGCAAGAACAGAAATACCAGCTTGGAGATATGTGTTGCTCATTTACTTGACCAATGGGGAATTTCTTATGTGCAACAAGAACGTATTGGACGTTACTATCCTGACTTCTTTTTACCAGATTATAACATTATACTAGAGGCCGCAGGTTGTTTTTGGCATGGGTGTGAGCAATGTGGATACAATGATGAAGCTCACGCTGAAAAGATAGCCCATGATGTAAAGAGAACGGCTTACTTTGTAAGCAAAGGGTATATGGTTATAACTTTGTGGCAGCATGAGTTAGAACCTTTTATGAAAGCAAGTAAAAACAGCGTGGATGCAGTATGATATAGTATTGAAAACTTAGCTATTCCAATAGCTAGAACGAGCCCGTGCTAAGAGCAATCTCAGCCAGAGCCACACACATCTGATGTGTTGCGCTCTGGCTTTTTATTTGCAAGGAAACAGACATGAGTAGACGTATTCGCAAGAAGAAAATAGCCCTTAATCGAGCTACCCCTATAACGTTACCGGGTGGAGGCGGATTGCTCTATGTGCCACCGGGTGCTTTACAGTCTACTCAAGGGCAGGTTTTTTATGGGAGTTCTGCTAAAAACGTTGCTACCGGACAAAGTGCGCTATTTAGCCCTGGGATTCCGCTCGCACCCCAACCATCCGCAAATCCATTAGGTTATCCCGTCCAGTGGAAATTCGTTCCAGCCTACAATACCTTCCCCGTTGATCGCACTAATCAAAATCCCGACATACCTAGTTTTCAGCAATTACGTAACTTAGCAAAGCTTTACAACGGAATTGCTCTTTGTGAGCGTACTTGGGCGGATCTCGTCCCACGTATGCAACTCAAAATATCACTCAAACCCGAATACGTGGCCGCAGGTGCAAACGACAAGGACTATCAAACCGAAATAGCGTACTTCCGCAGTTGGTTTGACTCTCCAGATAAAATGCATGACCTGCATAGTTGGATACGCATTGCCCTCCGGGAACAAACCCAAATTGATGAGCTATATGTTTACAAGCGTAAAAAGCGTGGTGGTGGGCTATATGCATTAGAGATAATTTCGGGCGATCAGATGAAACCACTATTGGACGATTGGGGAAAGATACCACAGCCACCATCCTATGCCTATCAGCAGTACCCATGGGGTCTGCCAGGTGCGTGGTTCAGATCTGATGAGATGATCCACTACCAAGAGTCACCAGCCGCCGACAATCCTTATGGACAATCCAGAGTCGAGCGTATCATCATGCTTGTTAATCAAGCATTGCGCAAGCAGAAGAAAGACTTGAGCCATTTCACAGAGGGCAATATTCCACAAGGCATGATGAAGGTGCCAGCCGATGCTACGTGGACTCCTGACCAGATCGATGCATTTGAACAGGCGTGGAACGCTTTACTTGCAGGCAATCAAAGTCAGCAGGTCCGTATGCGTTTTACACAACCCGGCATGGAATATCAGGCATTTGAGCAGTACCAACTTGATCCTACCTTTGATAAGTTCCTCATCAACATCTGCGTAGCGGCATATGGGCTAAGTATGCAGGATGTTGCATTTACTGAGGATATCCACAAGAGTAGCGGTGACTCTCAGCAGAATGTGACATACAGGCGTACTATTGACCCGCTTGCAGTGGTGTATGCGGGCTTCCTCACGCAATGTATGAACAATGACTTTGACCCTGATTTACATGGTGAAATGTTTGAGGCGAGTTTTGGAGGATATGAAGAGGAGGAGGATGTATCAGAGTTAGCAGGTGCATACAGTGAACTAGTAACATCAGGCATTTTAGGCGTGACTAACGCTGGCAAATTGTTGAAACTTCCAGACGATCCTAATGCTCCGTACATTGGTCGTATCCTGGTAACAAAAGATGGTCCCATCTTTCTTGATGACATGGCCTCCGATAAAATGCGCAATGCTGCCCTGCAAGCGAAATTGCAAGGCTTACAGCAACCGCAACAATCTACGCAGCAACAGAAGCCACAACAGGATGATAGCGAAGAAGAAGAGATACCACCACAGAAGAAGAGTAGCCAGAGCAAATCTGATCAGAGCGACGAGGAAGAGTTGAGTCGTGCCACGTCTGGTCAGATGGACGATTCAGCAGATGATGATGCAGATAGTGGTGATGAAGCCGACGAACTAGACGAAGAAGAGAGTGAATTGCCAACACCAGAAGATCTGGAATATGAAGATGAGATCTTACAACTCCTCAAATCGGACCAGGATGAGCCATTTAGTGAACTAGAGCGTGTGTATGGTATTGATGAGTATGGCTACAATCCTTTTGCTGATCTCATTCTTTTTGCGCGCCATGAACCCGGTGGTCATGACCATGATCAGAAAACACATGGCGATTTTGCACACCCGGCCTATGGAGCTAAACACGATACGTCACCAGCAGCCAAACAAGCCTCGCAGGCAACGGCACAACTTCAACCAAAGTTACAAGCCGCTGAAACCAAATTGCAATCAGCCCGTGACGCACTTCACCAGGCACAGCAGAACCTGCACAATGCTGCGCCGGGGGAGAAGGCGGCGGCAAGAGCAGCGCTCCATCAAGCTCAGGCAAACTTGCATCAGGCCGTACAACAGATGCGTGCATTGCGCCAACAGGAACGCGAACAACGGCAACAGGAGATGGCAAAGATTCGCGCTGAGAAAGCGGCGGAACGCGAGCAGAAGCAAAAGGAAGCAGCGGCAAGACGAGAGCAAGCCGCTAAATTGAAGGCTGAGAAAGCAAAAGCCAGGGCCCAGGCTCAGAAAGCACGATTGCAGAAACAAGCAGCAGCAGCCAAGGCAAAAGCTGAGAGGATGGCAGCGAAGGCACAACAGAAGGCGCAGACCGCTGCGGTTAAGGCTGCTAAGACTGCTGCAAAATCAGCTAATACCCAGTCCCACGTTGCTATGAAATCGGCAAAAGCACAACAGGCTGCGGCCAAACAATTGCAATCGCTGGTGAACACGATCGGTTCTAAAGCGCAACTCTACAATGCACTGTCAGGACGCAAACCATCAAAGACGTGGACGACTCAGGAGTCGCAAGAAGCGGCGAATATCGCGCAAGATCTCCATGATTTAATGCAGGCTATCAACTCTCATCAGAATGAAGAAGATGCCGCTAGCCTCGTGGAGAATCTGACATCGGCAATTGGTAAGTTGCAAGGCCAGCGTGGCATGACACAAGCCAGGGCGAGCGTACTGGAAAAGCTTGTACAGAAAGCACAGTCAGAGATGCTTCGTGCCATGTTGGCAGATGAGAGTGAGTATGACTATTACGAAGATGAGGAGGAAGAAGAAGATGCTACCAACGAGCAAAAGGGACTTGAAGAGAAGCGCTACACGATTAGCGAACTCCTTCAATTACTCACGCAACAGATGCAAGAGGAAAAGGCAAGCCAGGAAGATGGAGCGCATTTTGAGCGATCCACGCAAAATACAATGGTTGCAAGAACAGAGGGAGCAACACATCAAATCGATCCTACGCCCGATGCCTCATCCCAAAGTGGTGGCAATGATGAACGGGCGATCTCACAGGAGTACAAACGCTGGCGGACCAGGGCAATAGATGATGTGAAGGCTGGGCGTACACAGAGAGGCTTTACCACCACACTCATATCTCCAGATATTCATAAATGGATAAGTGACGAACTTGTGGAGTGTACAACGCCTGATCAGGTCCGTAATGTGTTCAATCGCGCACGTGGCAAAGAGGCAGAGCCAGCCATTGCCAACAAGGATGATTTGGCGAAGAGTGTTAATGCTGTCTTTGAGCGTGTAGCACAACGCGGACATAGGCAGGCAGCAACGATGGAGGATTAAAAGTTGAACAAGGACTCCATTATTGCTGCTTATAGATTTACTGACGAAGACAGACAGCAACTTATCAATATACTTGCCAAAGGCTATCTCCTCGCAAAAGCTCAAGCTTATCAACGTGCCCGATCAAAGACCGCTCACGTGGTTCGCATGCGTAAGCCCTGGCAAGTCACCGAGTCCGAGGTTGAGAAATCGCAACAATGGGCCTCTCAGCAGGTTGAGAGTATCGCAGAGACGTATGAGACCTTGCTCCGTCATGCTCTTGAAGAGATGCCACAAGAGCGAGCCCTTGGCGATATTATTAGCGGTATCAAGAATGTTGTCTCTGCTGTTGGTGACTGGATTAGCGGTTTCTTGCCGTGGAAAACGCAGCAGATTGCTGATAATACGTGGAGCACTGGTGAGAATGCTGGCACTGATCAGTTTGTGGATGACGTGCAGGACGAGGACAATGCCGAAGAGTTAGAAGATGATGGGTTACTCAGATTGCAGATATTGATTGAGCCTGGGCATAGCAGTTCTGACACGTGCGCCGCTTATGCCGGAAATACTTATAATTTGTCTGATGCTGTGCCAAATTTTCCAATGCACACAAACTGCATCCATTACAAAACCATCGTCGTGAACGATCAACCTATTAGACGTAGCGTGCGAGCAAATCAGGACATTACTTATCTCTTCCTCGATGTAGATGGTGTGTTTTCGGTTGCCAGTGCTGGTCTGCCACAAGAAACAATTTATGGCAAAGAAGCGTGGCCAGTTCCGCAGGCCAACGCTATCCTGCAAGCTATTGATAAGGATAAAACTGTTAGACCTATCTGGATGACGCACTGGGGACAATTAGCTAGTGCCTGGTGTGTACGGGCCGGATTACACGCTTGGTCTATCTGGTATCCACTCACACTGGAAGAGGATGAGACTGAAGCGGAACGGCTCTATCCTGATTTGGGCAAGAAGCCACAGGCTATACAGTATTGTATGCATGTAAATAATGTGCAATCGGCTGTGTGGCTACAGGATGGTTTTAGCCCAGAGGAACGAGAGTGGGCAGAGCAAGCCGGTGTACGACTGGTCAACGCGAATGAAGAACCGATACACTCACTGTTGTTGTCGAAGGATGAGAGCGCAGTGCAGAGGTTGATGGATTTGCTGGCAGGAAGTATTATGCGTGTATGATACTGCACAATCTTAAGAAAACCTGCGACTCTTTCCCCTCGCAGTGGGAGGCCGTAAATGAGCAGGGGCAGAATGTCTATATCCGGTTCAGGTCTGACACTCTCACGGTACATTGTCCGTATGATGTTGCCAACGAAGATTATGATTCATTTATTGCATCACAGATTCTCAAATTAGAACATGTACGCGGTGATCAACATGCAGGGTACATGGATGAAGGCGAGATGCTGAAACTAACTGGATATGTGTGGGATAGCACATATCCATATCGTGCTCACTTCCATCGCTATCTTCGGCTCATGGGCTATGATATCGAAGAAACAAATCCAATCTTCAATGAATTGCTTCATTTGCATCTCAGTGGTGAATGGGGAGAAATGGTTAAAGCAGAGTTTGGCTCTACATGGGTATGGCAATCAAAGGTTGCAGAGAAGTTGCTAGAGCCATTCAAGGTGATTTCATTCTAATGAAACGATATAAACAATTATCACGTGAAGCACGAAAACGCAAACTAGGATCTGCCGATACACACAAATTGCGTAGACACTGGGGAAAGATCTACATGAATGCTGGCTATACACAGCAATTACTTAAAGTAGATCTAAGTGGACGTAAACATTGGTACTATGTGAGATGCCTGAATATGCCAACACATAGAAGTGTATATTTCCCAATGGAGAGAACACACTAGCACCGCTTGTTATGTTATGCTATACTTCAGACAAATGATAACCCTAGTTAGGACTAAGTAACTAATATTTCTCTCGAAAGAGAAGCACACACGTGCCCCCGAGCCACAAGCTCGGGGGCTTTTTTTATTGCAATTTTGTTGGAGCGCCACGCAGGCGCAGGAGTGCAATACATGACGGTAAAAGATGCGCTCATAGACGTTTGGCTTGAGGGCGCTGAAGAATTCGGCATTCCTCGCTATGTTTCCCAAGCAGAACGTGATGCCATGCCTGATAGTGATTTTGGCTGGCCAGAAGAACAAAAGTATCCTGCGCACGATTTGGCGCATTTCAATGCAGCAGTGAAATTGCTTGGGCGTGCCCCTGAAGATAAGCAGGCATCGATCAAAAAGCGTCTAAAAGCGATTGCTAAGAGAAAGGGGTATCCATTGCCAGATACATGGAAAGAGGAGTCTGATGATGGAGACTCCAAAGAGCGTGTAACCACTGGCGTACTCATTCGCGCTGATGGTAGTCACGATGCATTTAGTGGTACACACTCACATGCTCACCCGGCTTTTGGCGGTCAAGGCGACGATGAGAACCATGAGCACGAGCACAGCCACGACAATGATGCAGACCACAAACACAGCCACGAAGAAGCTACGCAGGAACGAGCCCACTCACATAACCATTCACACGAACCTGCTACCGCCATCCAGACCACTGATCGCCATGTGATGAGCTTGCCATTGGTGCGTATCGATGCCACCAAGCGCGAAGTTTGGGGGCAGGCTACCGCTGAAGTGCCAGACTCATACGGCACGATCTTCGGCTATTATCCTGAAGCCTGGACCAAATGGCGTGGCAATATCCGCGAGCAGCACGATCCAAAGAAAG